ACTGTCACGTGAGCTGCAAGCGTCTGGTGGATGGTGCGTGCATCGACGCAATCGCGCGCACGGAGCATGGCACCGACCGCCCGACCGAATTCATGTGCCGGGCGTGCTGGCGCTACGACGGCCCCGCGCGCGGGCTCGGCGACATCGTCCACACGGTCGCCCAGGTGACGGGCCTGGCGGCCGTGGTGCACGCCGTCGCGCCCGATTGCGGGTGCGAGCAGCGGCGCCAGGCGCTCAACGAAAGATTTCCTAAAGCCCCTTGACGCATCTGGCCGATGCTTATACCGTCCCGCGCCATGAAACGCCGCGCAGTATCTGTCGACGAGAACACGTACCAGACACTCGCGGCGCTCAGCAAGGGACTCGGGAAGCCCGTCCGACGGATCGTCATGGAGGCGATCGCGGGCTACTCGGCAATGATGGACCTTGCGCAGACCGCGAGGCCTCGGAAGGAAACGCGCACATGGGAATCTTTCTCGGCATCTGTGCCATCGCCATCGCGGCCGTGGCAACCATCTGGCCCCTCTTCGATGATCGGAGCATCCGATGAGGAGCCACACGTACACGGACGATCTGGAGCGGCAAGGGGACCTTCAGCCGGGCATGAGCCGCCACCATCGGGAGTGGAACGCCGAGAACGGCGTCCGCGAGCCCGCCGCGGATCTCAGCCGGATGGCTGAGGACGTTCGGAATCGCCTGATCGACCGCGTGACGGCGATCGCCGCGGGTGACCGCGCGACGGCTCGGACGATGCTTGAGGCGGTCCAGGTCATCCGAGCGCTGCACGAGGAGATGGAACGTCTCCGCAAAGACATTGCCGCGCGTTGCGGCGACGCTCGGCCCGGTGCACATACCGCCGGGCCGAGCGAAACCTTCATCCCGGAGGCCCTGTGAGCCACGAGATCACCGTGCGCCGCAAGGCACCCGTTGAGCAGGTCGACGCGCAGCTTGCGCCGATGATGCTGCTGCGGGACACCCTGTCCGTCATCGGTCCCCGCATCATCCGCGAACATTCCTCGCGGATCGGCGACCGTCAGTACGTTCATGTGGCAGGGGCCACCCTCATCGCCGCGATGTTCGGGCACCACGTCCGCGAGGTCGGCGCCAGGCGCATCGACATCGACGGCGTCGGCGCTTGGGAAGCGACGGTTGAGATCATCCGCGCAGCCGACGGCATGGTCGTGGGCGGCGGCTCGGCCATCTGCTGCGACGATGAGAAGATGTGGGCCTCGCGTCCGCAGTACGCCCGCCGCGCGATGGCGTCGACCCGCGCGGCCGGCAGGGCGCTTCGGCTGTTCTTTGGTCACGCATTCACCATGCTCGGCGACAACGTCGCCACAGTCACACGCGAGGAGATGCCAGATGAATAGTGCAGCACTGGTCGCGCGCCTGCGGGCGCTCGCCGACGAGATCGAGAAGGGCGGCAAGCACGTGCCCGCGCCCGCGCCGGCGGCAGAGCCGCCGTCCCAGTTCGGAGCCCGTACCGTCGAATGCGAGGTCGGCTACTGGAAGGTGGGCCCGACCAAGACCGGCAAGACGATGGGCAGCCTGAGCCCGCGTAGCGCCGACGGGGAGGCGGTCTACTGGAAGTGCTTCGATGAGAACGTGCTCGCCAAGGTGGACCCGCTCAACAAGGGCGAGCGGGTCCGCGTGACGCTGGTGCCGTGGAACGACACGCACCGCATCGTCGACATCGTGCGCCTGTCGGCCGCCGCTGCACCCGAGCGGCGGGCGACGGGGATCACGGTCGACGAGATCCCGTTCTAAACACCGCCCATTCGCGTTGGGGCCCGTGCAGCCGTCGGAAGCTGTGCGGGCCCTTTCCCTTTTTACGGAGGCACAACCATGCTTAGACGCGCAGCGCAGCGAATGGCCGAATTGATTCGGGAGGGTGTCGCACCGGGAGCCGCCGCGGCCATCGCGGCCGAGGAAGCAGGACTGGAGGCGGGCAAGGTGGGCGCCGAGTGCGCGGCCATTCGCGCCGAGATCGAGGCCCAGAGGCGGCACGAACTGGGGCAGCTCACCGACGAGCAGGCCCGCGACCATCTGCGGGAGCACCTCGCCACCCGCACGGACATCCACCGAGACCTACGCCGGGTGGCCGGCAAGGTGTTCTACGACGTGATGCGCGCAGGCCGAGGCGCCGCGAACATCTCGGAGGCGTTCATCGAGCACGCCGACCACCTCGACCCCGAGCAGAGCGTGCAGGTCCAGTACCTGATCCTCCAGCTCTGGCAGAGCCTGCCGCCTGGCTACGACCCGAGGACGCCGAGGCACACGCCGATCTCGCGCGGTTCGTTCATGTGGCGGGAGCTCGAGATGTCGGCGTTCTACAGGTGGATCCCCAATGGATGAATACCCGATCATCCTCACGCCGCCCGATCTCGCCAAGGGGCCGCCGACGCTTCGGCCGCCCGTGGTCGACGGGCTCTTCCGACGCGGCGAGGTGGTCAATTGGATCGCGTCCCCGAAGGTGGGCAAGACGTGGATGCTGTACAGGCTCCTCCTCGCCATCTGCACGGGCTCCGAATGGCTCGGCAGGAAGGTCACCAAGGGGCGCGTGCTGCTCATCGACAACGAGCTCCACCCAGAGACGGGCCTCCAGAGGCTCCACAAGGTCGCTACAGGCGTCGGAGCGGATCTGGGGGCCGTGGATGCCTCCATGCGGTGCGCGTGGCTCAGAGGGGCATCTGCGGGCCTGGAACAGATCGAGGCGGCCGTCAGGGCCGAGCCGAGGGGCACGTACGCCGTGATCGCCCTGGACGCGTTCTACCGGCTGATCCCCAAAGGGACCGACGAGAACGCGAACGGAGACATGGTCCAGATCTACAACCACCTCGACCGGATCGCCGCGGCGTCGGGGGCCTCGATCATAAACGTCCATCATGCGTCCAAGGGCGACCAGAGCCAGAAGGGCACCACGGACGTGGGATCGGGCGCCGGCGCGATCTCGCGGGCGGTCGACACCCACATCGTCTACCTGCGCCACGCCGAGGAGGGGTGCGTGACCATGCGGGCGGTCTGCCGCAGCTTCCCGCCGCCCAAGGCGACCGTCCTGCGCGTTGCGCCGCCCGACGTGACCATCGAGGCCGATCTCGACCCCGATGACCTCTGGACGCCCAAGAAGGCCGCCAAGGGCGCCCAGCGCGAATGGACGCCCGAGGAGTTCGCCGCCACGTTCATCGACGGCAAGGCGTCCAAGGGCGAGGTGATCGACCGAGCGGTCGGGTACGGCATCTCGCGCACGAAGGCTCGTGAGATCCTCAAGGGGGCTCTCGACATGGATCTCGCCGAGGCTGTTGTCTCCAAAGACACTAGCGCAGGGCGTCCGAAACAGGTCCTGCGAAGGTGCTAAGATGGGGGGGGAATTAATTACCGCGCCCCTATAAAGAGATGGCAGAAAATAATTCCCGCTCACAAGCTCGCGGGATTATTGTTCTGCCTGACAGCTCGGCGGAAAGGGAGGTACCATGTCAGGGATGCAACGACGGAAAGGTGCAGTCGGCGAGCGTGAGGTGGTTGCGGAGTTCGACCGTCACGGGATGCTGGCGCACCGCACAGCTCAGAGGATGGGCAAGGCGGGCGACGCGGCCGACGTACAGGTTGCAGGGCTCGACGTGCACATCGAGGTCAAGCGAACCGAGAACCTTGCCTGGCGCAAGACCATCGCCCAGGCGACCAACGACGCCCAGGGCGGACCGTGGATCGTGCTCCACCGGGTGAACGGCGGCAAGTGGATGGTCATACAGCCCCTCGACCAGTGGGTCGCCGACAGCGTGGCTGCCCATTGCGCCATCGCCCATCGCAGGGACATCATGGAGAGGGCGGCCGATGAGGGTGTTTAAGCACACCATTCCCTCCATGGGCAAGGTGAAGCAGCCTCTACCGGAAGGCAAGCGCCTCACTGGGTGCAGGTGGACCATCCTGCGCAACAGGTTCATCCGAGCCAACCCCATGTGCGCGCGCTGTGGCAAGGTGGCCGAGCAGGTGCACCACGTGATCCCTAGGGCACAACGGCCTGACCTCACCTACGTCTGGGACAACCTCATGTCCATCTGCACTGATTGCCACATGAAAGAGCATAATCTGACCGAGAAACCGCGTTTTTGAGCCCCAAACGCGGTTTTTGCGTCAGGTGCAAAAAATGCTCAAAAAATGAGGGTGGGGGGGGTAAATTTTGCCCAAAAAGGGGTCCCTAAGGTGCCGCCTGTAAACTCGGAAGCGAAAACACACACGAAAACGGTCGTTCTTGAGTACAACCGTCGCGTACTGTCGGGATCTGCGCCGAACTCGAAATGGATCTTCGCCGCGGCGCAGCGGTTCGAGCGCGATCTTGCGCGATCCGACCTTCGGATGAACTGGGACAGGGTGCAGGAGATCGCCGAGTTCTGCGAGACCCTGCCACTGGTGGGCGACTACGCCGGCGAGCCGTTCGTCCTGCACCCGTGGCAGGTCTGGACCACCGCCCAGCTGCTCGGGTGGGAGTGGCAGGACGGCACTAGGCGCACCAAGACCGCCATCTTGCAGGTCGCCCGAGGCAACGGCAAGACCACCTACGCCGCCGCGCTGGCGCTCTGGGAGTTCCTGAGCGGCCCCGGCAGGCGCGTGCACGTGATCGCCAACAAGGAAGCGCAGGCGCTTCTATGCGTCGACACGGCCCGCCAGATGCTCCGCGGGCGCGAGGCCGACGGCGTCAAGGTGCTCTACAACCGCATCGAGGACCGCGAGCGGGACTGCGTCCTGTCGGCGCTCAAGACCTCGCCGACAAGCCTGGACGGTCTGACGCCATCCATGTGGATCGGCGATGAGGTGGCCGAGTTCGCCGATCGGGACATCCTGGCGAAGCTGGAAACCACCGCCGGCAAGCGTCGGAACAGTCTCGGGCTCATCATCTCGACACCCGCAGCCGACGCCGAGGGCCTCTTCGCCGAGAAGGTGGCGGCGGGGCAGCGACTTCTAAGCGGCGAGGATGAGGATGACTCCACCATGCCGCTGCTGTTCGGGATCGACAAGGAGGATGATCTCGGCGATGACGCCTGCTGGGCGAAGGCAAACCCCGGCATGGAGCACGGTCAACCGAACGTCCGCGACCTCAAGACGATGTGGAACGCGAAGAAGGGCAGCGCCATCGGGCGCGCCGAGTTCTCGCGCTACATCTGCGCCAGGACGGGCGAGGAGACGGGCAATTGGTTGGACATGGCCATCGCCTGGACGCCGACCGAGATCGACTGGGCGGCCCTGCGCGGGCGGCGGGCGTGGGTCGGACTCGATCTAAGCAAGAGCCTCGACCTGTCGGCGCTGGTGGTGGCGGTTCCCCTGGACGATGGGCGGGTTGCGCTCCGCGGCAACTACTGGTGGCCGTCCGAGGACGTGCGGCAACGGGAGCTGGACTACCGCCTACCCGTCAGGAACTGGGCGGCCAAGGGGCACGTGGAACTGACCGTCGGCCGCGAGATCGACTACACGCGGATCATGGCCACCTTGGAGACGCTCGCCGGCGAGTTCCAGATAGCGAGCGTGGCCTACGACAAGTGGGGCGCGAAGATGTTCGCCGAGCAGGCAGTGAGCAAGGGCCTGCCGCTGGAGACCTACTCGCAGGGCATCGCCACCATGGGCCCCGGCTGCCAGCTCTTCCAGCAGCTCTGGGTGGGCCGCAAGTTCGTCGTGGGCGATGATCCGATCCTGCGGAACGCCTGCGCGGTGGCGGTCCCGATCCGCGACACGAACGGCAACATAAAGGTCAACAAGTCCAAGAGGACCCACATCATCGACCCGTTGGTCGCCGCCATCATGGCCGTGCACGCCTGGGGCGGCGAGACCGCGTCGAGCTGGGAGTTCCTGCGGAACGCCGATATCTGACCTTCGGTGATTAGGACAGGGGCACGCTCTTGCGCAGCACGGATGATCCGTGCGTGGCGCTCGCTGACCTCATCGCCAAC